GCTCGCGTGCGGGAACAGCTGCCAGCGCGCTTGATCATGGTGGGCGACGGCCCCGAGCGGCCGCGTGCCGCCGAGTGCGCCGAGCGGCTGGGCGTCGCCGAGTACGTCACGTTCCTGCGCGGCAACCGCACGCCGCTGCACGAGAAGATCATCTACTTCGAGACCAGCCGTCCCGAGGCCGAGATCGAGCTGGCGATGCAGTACGACGACGGGTACGCGGAGAACACGCACACCTTCGTCAACAACATCAACACGCACGAGGGCGGCACGCACCTGACCGGCCTCAAGGCCGCGCTCACCCGCACGATCAACGACTACGCGCACCGCGCCGGGCTGTCGCTGTCGACATCGGATTTTGCCAAGTGCGCCGCAGCCGACTCGTCGAAGTTCCGCTCGATCGTGGCCGAAGTCGTACGCGAGACGGAGGAGAGAATTTCGGAAGTTGCGGCGCGGGACGGCGAGGCGGTCCGGCCGGACGCGGATCCTCGCTTGTTGGCACCTGTGCGGTGGTATTGTTCCCGTGACGAGGATCGGAAATCGTGACGGAAAAGAAGCGAAGTCGCGGGCGCGCCCGAACCATGCGATCTTCGCCCGGGCGACCTCCAGGTCGGGATCCTGCAACAACCGCGCGATACGTCGACGCCGGCTTCGGGTGGCTTCCGGACGCCGATGTGGCGCGTGCCCTCGGGATCACGCGGCAGGCGGTTTCGGACTACCGCAGGCGCCATGGGAGCCGGAAGGCGTGAGCGACCTCGACTGGTCTTGGCTCGGGCTGCTCGGGACGGGCGCGCTCGCATTCGGGATCGCGGCGATCCGGGCTTGGGCTGGGGGGGAGTGATCGAGATATGGGCATGCAGTCCGTGGGCGCGAGAGGAGGCGGGTTCCCGAAGCTCGTCGCCGCCGATTCCGTGACGATGGAGGCGGGGGCGATCCAGGTTCTCCTCAAGTCCGTGCGGTTCTTCCGTTCGTTCACGGATTCGGCGTCGAGCATCCGCGTTTCGATCAACGTCGTTTCCGGCACCGGGACAATCGTCCTCAAGATAGACGGCGTGGAGAAGACATCCGCTTCCGCGGCACCTGGAAAGATCGACCTCCTGGCCCCCGTTCCATCCGCAGGGACTAGCATCCTCGTCGAGATTTTTGGGACTTCCGCGATCATCGACTTGACCGAAGTGCATCTAGTTTGACGAGGAGGCGTTTTGGCGATCGACATGCGCGGGCAGATCACGTCGGAGAAGATTGCAATCGGAGCGGTGGACGGGGACAAGCATATCATTGCCGGGACGGTGGGGACCGCGCGGTTCGCGCTCGCGTCGGTCACCTCGCAGGTTCTGGCGGACAACGCCGTCACGCCCGTCAAGGTCAACGAAAAAGTCCGCACGCGTCCGCTCGCTTCCGACGATACGGAGGTCACGAACGCGGCGGCGACGGACAAGACCGTCGACTTCGAGGTAAAGAACGTCCGTTTCGCGGTGAAGGATGCCGTCGCCGGCATTCCGGACAAGATCGTCGTGGCCGTGGAGATCAAGACGAGCGTCGCGACCTCGATGACCACGCTGTCCGCCTATCTCGACGACGAGGCGTCGCCGAGGGCGAGCGTGTCCACGGCCTCGACATCCTACGACCTCGTCACGATCTCCTTCACGGCGGGGATCGGAGCGGCGCAGATCGCCGACGGCTCGCACAGTCTCAAGCTCAAGATCAAGTCCTCGCTCGCGATCGGGATCGCGAGCCTGAAACTCACCGAAGTGTACCAGATCATCCTCTAATTGCGCTCTGCGAGAGCCGATCGAAGATGGCCGGCGAAATCCAAATCCACGCGGACGTGACGGCGGTCACGCTCTACGCGCACGTCTGGAACTCGACGGGGAAGATATTCAACGCGACGACTTCCGCCTTCGAGACCTACGCGACCGCCAATATCGGCGACTACGACATCGCCATGACCGAACAGGGAACGGCGAGCCGGTTCTACCTGGGCGACATGCCGGCGGTCGTCGCCGGAATATACTACGTCACCGTGCAGCAGCGATTGCTTCTTGCGCCCGCCGAGAATGACACGCTCAAGGGAACCGAGAACGTCTATTGGGACGGCGCGGCCGCGATCTTCTCCCCGCTCTCGACGCCGTCTTCGAGGCTCGCGACGGACTCGGCGGGGCGGGTCACCATCGGATCAATTCTGGCGAACGCAGTGGATGCCGCGGCGATCAAGACGGATGCGCGCGAGGCACTGGCGAACGCGCTTCTCGACCTCACGAACGGGATCGAGATGGGATTCACGCTTCGTAAGACGATGCGCCTGATCGCCGCCGTCCTGTGCGGTAAGACGTCCGGCGGGGCGGCAAACCCGATCTTCCGGTCGATAGACGATACGACCGACCGGGTAGCGACGAAGGCCACCGGAGACGGCAACCGTACGTCGGTGACCCTGACTCCTTGAGCGAAATCTGGCCGTGGGCGGGTTGCATCAATTCGCTTCGTTCCACTTCGGGTCCCTGCACTTCGCGCAACAGGGATACGGCTTGCAGCCGCGCGGGAAAGGCCGGGTCCAAGAAGTCCGGCCGCTCCTCGACCTTGGCTGGATCGAGACGACGTACCGGGAGCCCAAGCGAGCGCCGGCGATCCTCCCGCCGCCGAAGCGGAGGAAGCGGAATCCCGACGGATTCCCTTCCGCTCCGGTACCGATCGTGCCTGCGCCGGCGGTCCCTTTGCCGGAGGTCGAAGCCCTCGCCGACATCGTCTTCGGTCCAAGGCTTCCCCTGCCCGAGATCGGGTCCCGGGCTCCGACCGAGAAAAATATCCATTCGATCCTTGACATTCCGCTGGCCGATCCTGTAATCTCGAAACCGTTCACCGCGCGGGTCCGGTCCCCGGGCGTCATGCCCGCCCGCGCGCGCGAGATGGCGACGCACGTCGCCAAGTGCAGGGGCCGGGCGTTTCTGGGGGTGCGACGGCAGCAGGTGACGGTCCGACGACGCGAGAGGTTCTCCGGCTGACCAAGACCGCCTCCGAGCGGTACAGGCAGGCCGTGGATTTCGCGCCCGCGCTCCCGGCCGACGCGGCCCTCGCCAGCGCTACGGCGAAGGCGATGGACGAGGACTCCGGTGCGGACGCCACGCTCGAAGTCCTCGACTCGCCGCAGTGCGACGTCCGCGGCTCGACCGCGACCTGCCTCGTCAAGGGCGGGCTGCCTGGGCATGCCTACGCCGTTTCGGTCTTGGCGAATCTGACCACCGGCGAGCGCGTCGAAGAGTCGTTCATCCTCAAGATCGATGGCGGGAAGTCCGATTCCCCTTCGCCATCGATCTCGGCGGCAGCGACCGCTTCTCTCGCCGCCTCCGGATTGCGGCAGGGCGACGCGGTCGCCAAGGTCGAGGCTTCCGAAATCTCGCGCACGCCCGAGACCGGCGACCGCAAGCCGTCGGGTCGGTTCACTTACCTCGGCTCCGGAGTCCCGGCCTCGACGCGCCGCGCCGACGCCTACGGCCGCGGCGAGGGCGACCGACGCAGGATCGTCCTCCGTGCCGTGGGGATCCCGGCGGACCATCCCCCCGTCTGGCCCGCCGACGTGGACGAGTCGACCGCCGAAAAGAAGACCGTACCCGTATCCAAGCTGGTGCTGACGCGGCCGACGGCCGTGCGCGGCCGGCTCGGGCGCGCGGCGAAGACGTTCAAGGCGGGCCTCAAGAACGAGGGCGACGGCATCTCGCCGATCCTGGTGACGCCTCACGAGGACGGGTCGGACCGGTACGCCGTGGTCCGCGGCAGGGGCGAGCACCGCGTCGCCGCCGCCGCGCTGGAGGATCCGAAAGCGGAAGTTCCGGTACTGGTCGCGCCGAGGCGGACGGAGAAGGCGTTCGACCCGAACCAGCCCAGGGACGAGGGCGGACGGTTCAGCGAAGGCGGAACAGCCCGAGGGAAGAAACCGAAAGAATCGAAGAAGCCGAAGGAACCGAAGGAGCTTGAAATCAAGGCATGGGATGGCAAAGAAACGTTGGTTCCGGGGCACCTCGTGATGCTGGAAGGCGATGATGAACACGATCATGTCGTCTTGGAAAGCCAGGATGAGCGAGGGGACATTCCGCGCGTCTTAGTTCAAACCCTTGGGACCGGATTCACGATTGCTCCTACGACCCGCGTTGCCAGGAATTTTATCAAGCCGAAATTGGCCAAGCAGCTTTCGACTTCGGTGTTCGGCGCGGGCGCTGAGCTCGCGCCCAGGGGATACGGGAGGCTGAAGACTCGCGATCGCAGGCTCGGCGCCGACGCGAAGCGGCAAGCTGCATCCGGCAAGAACCCTCCGAGCTGGGTGGCCGACGAGGTGATCTGGGAGAAGGCCAAGACCGCGGCGAAGAAGACCTACGACGAGGACGACGCCGCGTTCTGGCCCGTCGTCACGACGATATACCGGAAGATGGGCGGAGAAGTCCGATCGACGGCCAAGAAGCAGGAGGACGACGTGAGCGACGCGGCGAAGAACAAGATCGAGATGCGCAAGCGCGAGATGGGTCTGTCGTCCTCCGAACTGCGCAACAAGATCAGCGCGGCCGTGAAGGCCAAGTTCGGGATGTACGCCTGGGTGATCGAGGTTTTTCCCGACACGCAATACGTCGTCGTGGACAAGGGCGGGTACGGCTACCCCGACTCCGGGGAAGGCCGGAAGCTCTGCCGGATCGAGTACGAGATCGGCGACGACGACGCGATCGAGCTCGGGGAGCCGGAGATCGTCGAGCTCGACTACGTGCCCTTGAAGAAAGAGAAAGAGGTCGAAGTCGAGGCCGCATGGGACGAAAAGACGGAAAAACACGTCGTCTCCTGCGCGAGTCCCGAAGAAGCGACGGCGCTCGCCAAGGCGCTCGCCGAAACCGGGAGCGCCACGGCGGTCGAGATCCCCGACGGCGAGTCCGCGTTCTCTTTTCGATTGACGGACGGATCGGCGGCAGGGAAATCCGCGCGCGTCTTCGCGGTCGCCGAGTACGAGGAATGGGGAGCGCCCGGGTCCGACCTCTCGGAGGTCGTGAAGTCGCTGGAAATCCTCGACGACGACGACGAGATCAGGAAGGCGGCGGAGGAGAAGGGCCTGCTGACCATGCTCGCCTATCCGGCGAACAGGAAGGACAAGCAGAACGAGTGGACGGACGAGGACGAGCTGGAGAAGGCCGCGCACGGCTTCCTCGCCGAGCACAGGAGGATCAACCTCTTCCACAGGGACGACGATCCGAGCGAGGTCGTCGAGAGCTGGATCGCGCGGAACGATTGGAAGGTCGGTACGAGGACCGTCAAGAAGGGCGACTGGCTGATGACGGTCAGACTTTCGGAAAAGGCGAAGAAGCTCTACAAGGAAGGCAAGATCCGGGGCGCGAGCATCGAGGGATCGGCCGTCCGGGTGCCGGCGTAGGAGACGCGCGCAAAAGACTCGAATCGGACAATTCGACCCCCGGCCCCCCTCCACAAGGGGCCGCGGACGAGAACGGCGGCTTGCAGGAGCCTGCACTTCTGCGCGGCCGCCGTTCTCGTTTTCGGTCGCATCGAACATCGAACGCGGAGGACTCATGGCAGACTCGACCGGGACCAGGGGAAAAGCGAAGTTGGTCAGGATGCGCGTCACCAAGGTCAGCCTCGTGGACGCGCCCGCGACCGGGGAGGATTTCCTGGTCTACAAGGCGCACGGGGAGGCGGAGGGGCAGTCGCGACCGCTCGCGCTGTCGGACGTGCCCGGGCTGGCCGCGTTCGCCAAGTCGGAGCCCGACCGCGGGCCGGCACTCTCGTACGACGCGGGCGCCGTCATGCGCATGCTCGGTTCGATCGGGCGGAACGGTCCGCCGATCCCATGACGAATTTCGACACGGCTCTCGGCGCGTCGCCGATCGCCGGAATGGGAAGATGCGGCTGAACGAATCCAGGAGGAACGATGACGGAACCCAAGGTGATCCAGGTCCAGGAGCCCGTCCTCCGCGCTTTTGCCGCGGCGGTCGGCGCCTTGAACAAGTCGGTCGAGGACGCGATCAGGGAAGTCGCTCCGGACGAGATGGTCGCGCCCGTATTCGAGCGCCCGGAACCGATCGAGCACGCGACCAGCCTCGCCAAGACGGCGGAACAGAACGTCGGGATCCTTCGCAGGCTCTCGAAGAAGGCGAAGGAGGACGGCGAGCGCGCGGCGGCCGTCGCCAAGCGCCTGACGCGGATCCAGAAGGGCCAGAAGCCCTGCAAGGATTGCGACGGGACCGGCAAGGACCGGAAGAACGTGCAGAAGGACTGCAAGGCTTGCGACGGCGACGGCTTCGACGCCGCCGCGGCGTAGGGCCGGGGAGAAGAACGCAACGCCCGGCCGCGCGTTGCGCCGGGACGGATATCCGGGGACCTAACGGCGTCTTTTCGATCAGGAGGAAGCTTGTTCGAGATCGAAGTCCTGGAGCGCGACGCCGCGGACATCGTCCGCAAGGCGCTCGACGACTCCGCCAAGGGGAAGCGGCCGGGCAAGGCGGGAGGCCAGACCCCGCTCCGCAAGGCCGAACATCAGGTTCCCGGCGAGGACGGGAAGCCGGGCGACGCCATGGGCATCGGCGACGGGGACGACAATCCGTTCGATTCCGTCATCCAGCTCAAGAAGTCGGAGATCCCGACGGACATCCGCGACGACGTGGTCAGGCTCCAGGAGCTGAACGACAACTCGATCCTCCTGGCGAGCCTGCTCACCAAGCAGGACGACTTCGGCCGGAGGATTTTCGTTCGCCCGGAGGAGACGAGGTACTTCGCGCGCAAGGTCCGGCCGTTCCTGCTGAAGAACGACCGCCTCCTCAAGCAGATGGACACGGCGACCTCCGGAGAGGGCTCCGAGTGGGTGCCGCGCGGATTCAGCGCGCGGCTCTTCGAGCTGATCCAGAGCGGAATGACGGTCGGCTCGGAATTCGAGCAGGTCGACATGCCGCGCGGGTCGTGGGAATACCCGATCACTTCCGGGCGTCCGACGGCGTACCTCGGCAGCGAGCAGGCGGGTGACGAGGCGGCCAAGACCTACGCCGCCTCCAACCCGACGACCGGGCGCGTCACGCTGACGGCGAAGAAGATCGGCATCCGCGTCCCGTTCAGCGAGGAGCTCGAGGAGGATTCGATCGTCCCGGTGCTCCCGGCGTTGCGCGCGAACACGGCGTACCACCTCGCGCGCAACCTGGAGGACGCGATCCTCAACGGCGACACGGCGAGCCCGCACATGGACAACGACGTGACGGCGGCGACCGACCGGCGCAAGGCGTGGATCGGCCTGCGCGCGCAGGCCGTGGATCTCGGGGCCGCGGTCCGCGTCTCGCTCTCGACCTTCAGCGCGGCGAAGCTGCGCCAGCTCCTTTCGGTCATGGTCGAGTACGCCATCGACGACCCGACGAACAACCTGGTCCTCGTCACCGGCCCGAAGGCGTACTTCCGGCACTTCTCCGACCTCGCCAACGCCGCGCGGACGGACCCTCGGATCGGAGGCGGCGGACTGGTGAACGTCGGCGGAAAGCTGATGTTCGACGGCATCCCGATCAAGGCCAGCGCGGTCATGCGCGAGGACCTGAACACGGTCGGCGTTCGCGACTCGACGACCCAGGACAACTCGGCGGTGCTCGCGGTCCACAAGCCGAGCTGGAAGCTGGCGACGCTGCGCGGGCCGCGGATGCGGACCTGGCTCTCCACCCTGTACGACCAGCAGCACCTGATCGCGGACTGGCGCGGCACGCTTTTCACGCCGTGGACCACGACCGAACAGGTCGTCGCGATCGGGGTGGACATCGACGTTTCGTAACTCGGACCGTCAAGACGCGATCGGTCTTCCTTGCCTCGGATCGGACGGGGCGCGCGGAGCCGCGAGGTTCCGCCGCCCCTCCGGTCTAGGGGCGACGGGTCCCGCGAGGAGGCGGAGCGTGGGCAGGATCGTCGGCGCGATGAACGTCTACATGGATCTTCCCCTCTTGAGGGAGTCTCTCCCCGTGGTCCGCTCCCTCGTCGACGTGCTCGTCGTGGCCGACGGCCGGTACGCGCAGTTCCCCGACGCTTGGCACGGCGCGGCGAGCGCGGACGGGACTCTGGAGTACGCGCGCGAACGCGCCGATCTCGTCCTCGAGGCGCCCGGAGGGAATCCGTGGCCGAGCGAGATCGCGAAACGCAACGCCTATCTGGAGCGCTGCCGGCCGGGAGACGTCGTGCTCGTGGTCGATGCCGACGAGGTCCTCGAGGGCGACCGGCCGGGGACGCCTCCCGTCCTCGACCGGGCGCTCGCCGGGTCGCGCGACGACTGGCTTCTGGATCTCTATCGCGAGGAAGACGCGGACCTGCGGCAGCCGATCCATCGGCTGTTCAGGATGCGCGAGGGGCTTCGATACGCGGGCGCGCACCACGCCGTGCACGTTGCCGGGAAACTCATTCGGCCGCGCGACCTGGAGTGCTTCCCCGGAATCGTGATCCGCCACATCCAGCGGCGCAGGTGCTACGAGCGCAACCTCCCGAAGGCTCGCTACTACGATTGGCTGACGTGCGACGAGCGCGGTTTCAGGTGCTCGCCGGAAGCGTCGGGGATGGACGCGGCGAAGTCGCCCGCTTCGGCGCGGGAGGGGAGGTGAGCCGTGGGCGATCTTTCCACCGTCGCGAGCTGCAAGGAGCATCTCGGCATCTCCGGCACGACGTTCGACGCCGTGATCGGGACGCTCCTCACGCGCGCGAGCGCGTGGATCGAGCGCTACTGCGGCCGGACCTTCGCGTCGACCGCCTACACGCAGGATTACGACGGGGACGGGACCGACACGCTGATCCTCCGCCAGTACCCGATCGTCTCGGTGACCACGATCCACGACGACCAGGAGCGGGATTTCGCGAGCGCGACGCTGATCGACGCGGACGACTACTACGTAGACGCCGACAAGGGGATGGTCAAGCTGATCGCGGGTCGGTTCTCGCGCGGGCGCGGGAACGTGCGCGTCGTCTACACGGCGGGGCACGCGACGGTGCCGGCGGCCGTGGCGCTCGCGGCCGTGGAACTGACGGCGTTCTGGTTCAACCGCCGGAGATCGGCGGGCCGCGCGAGCGAGAGTCTGGGCGGGCTTTCGGTTTCGCACTTGGGCGACGTGCCGGGCGACATCAAGACGATGCTGGACGAATACGCGAGCCGCGTGGCGACGAGGTGACCGGTGCTTACGTTCGCTCTGGAAGGCGGGATCGGGCCGAAGGCCGCGAAGGCGATGGCCGACGCGACGAAACGCGCCGTGTTGGCGGTCGCGCTCGACGTGCGCGAGGGCGTGATCGGGAACCTGCGCGGAGACCCGCTCAATACCAAGAGCGGGACGCTGATCGGCAGCTGGAACCGGTTCCCGGAAACGGGCGAGGATTCCGGGGGCGCGTTCGCCAAGCTCGCCTCGTCCGTCGTCTACTCCGCGATCCACGAATTCGGCGGGACGGTCGTCCCGGTGCGCGCGCGAAGGCTCACGATCCCGCTCGACGCCGTGAAGAACGCGTCCGGAACGCGGACGAAGTTCTCGGCGCGCGAGCTGTTCGACAGCCCCGGCTTGCTCGGCTTCGACCGGGTGTTCGTGCGCAAGGGCGGGCGCGCGGTCTTGGGTGCGCGTCCGGGCAAGGCCGGCGAGGTCGTCCCGCTCTTCGCCTTGGTGGACAGCGTGAAAATCCCTCCGCGGAAGTACGTGTCGGACGCGATCAAGGCGACGCGCGGGAGGGTCGCGCGGATCGTCAAGGACGCGGTGGAATTCGCGTTCGGTAGGGCCGGCTCGTGATCCCGATCCTGGCGTTCGAGACCAAGACGTGCTCGGTCGCGCGTCCGACGCGAACGGACGCGGCGCACACGCTCCACCACAATATCGGTTGGGCCGACGTGTCGGGCATGTCGTCGGTTCCGATCTCGTTCCAGCCGCGCGGGCAAAGGCCCTTCGGGACCGATGTCGGCATAATCTATGACGAGGCGGCGGACGCTTGGATCGATTCCGACAACCTCCCGAGCGGGGGCGCGATTCTTACCGGAGACCGCCTCACGATTTCTTCCGTCGTTTGGGACGTGGTCTCGGCCGAGCTGATCGAGCAGGGCGGGATCGACCGGCACTACAGACTGTCGCTCCGCAAGGTGCAGAGCGCGTAGCAGAGGAGGCGGGATGAGCGGCGCGTTGACCGAGAGCATGTACGTTCAGCCGCAGACGCAGCTCACGGGCGGAACGACGTACGCCGAGGTGGCCGGGACGAAGATCGACGCCCACGGGCAGCCGTACCGAACCGTGGGCTACTCGGTCGCGCTCCCCACGTCGAACTACGCGGCCGTCGTCAAGGTCCAGGGCAGGATCGCGCAGGACGACGACGGCGACTGGGTGGACCTCAAGGCGTTCGACGAGACCGGGACGCAGCACTCCTCGGCAGACGTGGACATTGCGGCCGGTGGGCGCAAGTACCTCATCCTGACGCCGAACGCGATCTCGGGAGCGCACTCCGCGTTCCGCGAGTATCGCGTCATGGCGAAGGCGAAGAATTCCGACGCCGATACGCACGTCCGCGTGCGCGGCATCGCGAAGATGTAGCCGGAGGACGTGCGGGTGGCGACCAGCTTCGGAAGGAAGAGGATAGCCGAGTGGATCGGGACGCGCATCCGCCAACTCGACATCGACGACGAGCTCTCGCTCAAGACCGTCCAGTTCGGCTCGCTCGAGGAGTTCCCGGCGGTCAAGACTCTCTCCGACCACGTGCCGGCCGTTTTCGTCCGCATCGAGAGGATGAGCCCGACGAGGCTGGAGACGGCGAACGGCAAGACCTACTTCGACGAGTATCAGGGACGCGCGGTGCTGGTGACGGCGATCCCGGACTCGGCGACTTCCGATCCGGAAGCCAAGAGGGACGACGTGGAGAGGATCGCGGACGTGGTGAGGGAGAACTTCGACGGGACGGGCCTGTCGCTGGGATCGACCCAGCAGCAGGTCTTCGCGTTCGTGACCGGGATCGAATACTACCCGCCCGAGGACGGGGCGGTCAAGGCGAGCGGCGCGCGCCTGATGGCGGGCGCCGTGACGTTCACGGTCCGCGTGCAAAGCACGCTCCTTTGATCGGCCGACCTTGACGACGAGGAGGACATTTGGCTATCGCTCGCGGCCAGGAGAGCTACATCATGCTCGGCGAGGAGTCGACGTACGGCACGGCCGTCGTGCCGACCGCCGGACTCCTGCACAACACGGAGTCGCTGACCGTCACCGAAGAGATGACCCAGGCGAACTCGCTCAACCGGCGGGGCGTCCACAGCGGGATGCGGGCCCAGGGCAAGATCACGGTCGGCGGAAGCTTCGCCTTCGACGTCCGGTTCAACTGGCGGGCGTTTTCGATGCTGCTCAAGCACGCCATCGGCTCGGTCGCCACGTCGCGGCCGGACATCACGTCCAATCCGCTCGTCTACAACCACACGTTCACGCCGGCGACGGCGCTTCCGACCGGGTTGACCGTCGAGGTCGCCAAGGATCTGCACGCGCACCGATTCAGCGGCTGCAAGGTGCGTTCGCTGGAGCTGGCGTTCGCGGCCGGCGGACAGCTCGTCTGCACCGTCGACTTCGTCGGCAAGGACCAGACGTGGGTCTTCGGGCCGACCGCGCTCGCGCTTTTGGGCGGCGAGGGACAGCTCGCGACCGCGACGGCCGGCGCGCTCACGTGGGGCGGCGCGACGCAAGGCAAGGTTCTGGCGGGACGCTTCCGGGTGGACAATCCGCTCCAGGACACTCTCGCGATAGACGCGAGGACGATCCAGGAGCCGCAGCGCAACGGATTCCAGGTCTTCACCGGAGACTGGACGTTCCAGACCGAGGGCACGGATCTCCAGAGCGACTACCGGAACAAGACGCGGAGGGAACTCGTCGTCACGCTCGACGGCGAGACGATCAGCTCGACCTACAAGTTTCGCGTGCGTGCGACGATGTCGAACGCCGAGCTTCTGGAAACGCCCTTCCAGCCGGCCGACAATCAGGGGATCCTCCAGGCGACGGTCGGATACCAGGCGTTCGTGAACGAGAGCGTGGCGAACGAAGTCGCGTTCCTCTTGCAGAATTCGCACCCGGTAGCCGCTTAGGGATCGGGAGGAAGAAAGAGATGTCGCAGGAAGGCAAGGAAGAAAAGCCGGTCGGCATCGCGGAGGCTCTCGGTCGGAAGTGCGTGGAGTGGACGGACCGAACGGGCAGGCGGCACTCGCTCCCGACGCTGGTCTTTTCGGACTGGGCCGAGATCGAAGACGAATTCGGTCCCGTGGACACGTGGGCGCAGCCGAAGAACGCGTGCGGCCGGATGTGGGGAGCCGCGATCTGGAGGTCGATGCGCCGCGAAGGCTTGAGCCGCGCCGACGTGCTTGCCGCGAAGTGGACGCTCCGATTCGAACACGCTTGCGAGCTGGTTCCGGTCGGCACGGGCACGTTCGAGGCGGAGGACGCGTTCGGAACCGTCCAGACCTTCCATCCGCTCACGCTCCTCGATCTCGTTCTGGCCGAGAAGGACTTCGGACCGAGCGTCGAATGGGTCCCTCCCTTCCCCGTCCGGATGGTCCTGCGGCTCGTATGGCTGTCGCTGCGGAAGCAGGGGAAGCCTCCGGAGCTCGTCGCGACGGGCGACGCGGCCATGACGGAGAAGGAAGCGTCCGTCCTCTTCCCTCCGCAGGTGGCGTCGCGGGAGGAGTTCGCGCGCATCCTCGACCGCGACAGGATCTCCGGCGTCCAGAAGCTGTGGGCGGACCTCCTCGCGGGGAGCGGGATCGCGGTCAGGGCCGCAGCGGAGTCGCAAGCCTCGGACCCTCAGCCCGCCGCGCCGACTGGCGCGGCATGATCGCGACGGCAGTGGCGTTCGGCGTCTCGCTGGCGGAGGTCGAAGCCATGGACATCCTGATGCTTCGCGACGTGCTCGACGCCAAGCGCAGACTCGCGGCGGACTCGGCGGTGTTGGGAAGCGGAGCGCTGTTCGGATCCGTGCCGCGTCCGGTCGGCTGAGTCAAGCCGCGAGTGCCCCTGGGAGGGGCGGTCAAGTTCGGGCGCGGCTCGTCGCGGAGGACGGGGGGGACCCGCTAGGGGCGCGAGAAGATCATGGCGGAAGCGATCGGCTTGGAAGTCAGGATCGGGGGCGACCCTTCCGCCGCCCTCGGCGCGCTCGACAAGGTCGACTCCGCCCTTAAACACACGACTTCGGGAGCGCAGGCCGCAACCTCGTCCTTCCTCAAGGTCGGACAGACCATTCAGGCTTGGGGCGACGCCCTCAAGCACGTCGCGGCCGTCGGCAAGCGGGCGTTCGACGCGATTCTCGGCGACGCCATCAAGGTCGCCGACGAGATCGGCACGTTCTCGAAGCAGACCGGAATCGCGACCGACTCGCTTCAGCGCCTGAAGTTCGCGGCCGAGCAGAGCGACGCCAGCTTCGGAACGCTTCGCGCCGGGCTCAAGATCCTCCAGCGCAACATGGGAGAGGCGGCGTCCGGCTCGAAGGAAGCCGCCGACGCGTTCGCCCGGATCGGCCTTTCGACCTCGCAGGTCGCCTCGATGGACGTGGAACAGGTCTTCGAGCGCATCGCGGACGTGATGGCCGACGAGGCCGTTCCCGACGCGCAGAAGATGTCGCTGGCGATGGACCTGATGGGCCGTTCGGCGAGCGAGCTCCTGCCTCTCCTCAAGCAAGGCGGAGAAGGCATCCGGGCCTTTGGGCAGGAAGCGGAGGAGCTCGGCGCGGTCATGAGCGACGAGACGATCCAGGCGACGAAGGACTTCGAGGACAATCTCAAGGCGATCAAGACGGCGATTTTCGGGGCGTCGTCCGTGATCCTGAAAGAGCTCGCGCCGTCGCTCAAGGAGTGGACCGACGCCGTCCGGAAGCGCATGCCGGAAGCGATCCAGTGGGTCAAGGACTTCGTCAAGGCGATCAGGATCGCGGCGGAGAACCTGCGCTACTGGGGAGAGATCGCCGGCATCGCCGTCGGGAACGTCATCGGAGGATTCCGCGACCTGATCAAATTCCTCGGGCTGTTCGGGCGCGAGTTCGTCGGGCTCCTGGGCGACATCCTGGACAATGCCGTGCCGCTCTTCCGATCGGCCGGAGCGGCGATGGTCGAGGCTCTCAAGGCGGGCCTGACCGGCAAGGCGTTCGACTTCGCTTCGGTGGTCGGGGGCCTGGAGCCTTTCCTCGGCAAGCTGTCCGAGCGCATCGCGACGGTCGCGAACGCGGCCGGAGAGGTGGTGGAGACGCTCTCGTCCGGATTCGAGTCCGCGGAGCGCAGGCACCGGCAGAACGTCGAGCGAATCGTCGAGGACCAGGAAAAGCTCCGCGACGCCTTCGATTCGACGGCGAAGGCCGCCGCGAGGATGACGACGCTCTCGGAAGAAGGCCGGGGTCGGCCAAAGAGGCCGGAAAGCGCGGCGTTCGGACCGGAACGGCTCGTCGGAGGCCTCGTCGCTCCAGGTCAGGAAATCGCCGGCGCCGAGTTCGTCGCGAGGAGGAAGTTCGGAAGCCTGCTCGAGTACGAGCAGTTCAGGGAACGCGTCGCGCTGGCGAAGCGGTTCGCGGCCGGCGAAGGAAGCAGGATCGAAGCGCAGGCGCTGAGGACGAAGCACAAGCTCGAACGGGAACTCGGGATGCGCTTGAACGACGAGCAGCTGAAGCAGGCGCTCGAATTGGAGAACGAGGTCGCGGAAGAGAGGCGGCGCATCGACGCGACGACGCGGGGCCAGGAACGGAAGGCCGCTCTCAAGGAACTGGAAGAGACGAGGAAGCAGGCGGTCAAGGCCTTGGCCGACAAGATGAAGGACGAGAAGGACAAGAAGTCGCTGCTGTACAAGCAGGAGAGAGAGCACGTCGACAAGATCGGGCAGCAGCGCAAGCGGATCGGCGAAGAGGAAGCGGCGGACCGGAAGAGGGTCCAAGACGACGAGATGCGCCATCTCGACGAGGTGCTGCGGAAGAGGAAGGAGGCGGCGTCCTCGCCCATGGGAGTCTCGGCCGCCGGGCCGCTGGAAGCGACGGCGGGCGTGACGACCGGCGGCACGGGCATCTCCGGACTGTTGAGCGCGATCCGCGAATGCGTATGCCGCGCGCCCGAGGCCGTGGCGAGCATGTCCGGCATCGCGACCGTCTCGACCGTCGCGGGAGGCGGTGCAGTCGCGTCGGGCGTCGAGAGTCTGCTGGGAACCGTGGTGGCGCTCTTGACGCAAGTCGTCGCGTGCGTGTGCCCCCGGTGCTGCCCGCAGCCGTTCCTGACGACCGGAGGCGGCGGAACGACCGGCCCGATCTCTCCCTACGCGGCTGGAGGGCGGTTTGCCGGCGGCGGAGTAGGAGGCGTCGCGCTTGCCGGCAATCTCGTCGGAGGCGCGGGCGCGCTCGGGCTGGCCCTCGGCGGCGGCGGCGGACTCATCAATCCGTTCGGAGGATTCGGAGCGGCCAATCTGTTCGGCGGGGGCGCCGCGTTCGGAGGGCCCGCCGCGGTCGGCGGCTGTCCTCCCGGCACGAATCCGGATCCGATCACGGGAGAATGCGTCCCGTATGCGGCCGGCGGCGGAACCAGCGTGCTTTCGCTCTTCCAGAGCGGCCCTTTGGCGAACGATCCGCGCGCGCCATTGCTGGCGCAACAGATCGCGCAGAAGTTCCCGGGCATGAATCCGGCATCCATCGCGATGCTCGTCCAGGCGATCCTCCTCGGCGGGGCAACGCCTCCGCCCGGTATCACGGTCCCGCAGATGCCGGCCGCGCCGCAAGGGCCGATGCCGACTCCGAGCGCGGGGCAGCGCGAGCTCGCTTCTCTCGCCGAGCGCGGCCTGCTCTCGATGGAGCAGATCGCGCAGATCCAGTCCGGAGGAGGCGGGATGACGATGCTTCCCGGCTTCGATCCGACCGGAGGGATCGAGGCGGTAGACAGGTTCGGCAAGCCGATCGCGGGCGTTGGCGGAGGAGCCGTCGCCGCGCCCGCGTTCGACCTCTCGCGCTACGTCGGAGGTCTCGCGACGACGGGAATGGCCGAGGAGATCTTCGCGCGGCTGACCGGCGAGGCTCCGGGCGCGGCCGAGACGCCGGAAGAGGCCAACACCAAGGCGACGCAGGAGAACACGACCGCGCTCCGCGACATGGCGGCCAAGCTTCAGATGATCGGCGCGACCGGCGGGACGGCGACGACGCAAGGCGGCGGACAGACCGTCGTCTACAACGACTATTCGACCGGAGGGGACGCCGCGACCAAGGAGCGCTTCCGGCTCTGGCGCGAGCAGCGATGGGAAGTGCAGATGCGCGAGGCCCAGCAGGGGAACATCTAGGCCGTGCCGACGACGATCTTCCGCTACGACACTCTCGACCTTCAGGATGAGGCGAACGGCCTGGCGGTCTCGGCTTTCGTTCTGCCCGACCGGACCCGCGTTCCGAGCGAGGTCGCGCCGCGCCGGCACGGCGTCGTCCGCACGGAGGAACCGACGCTCACCGAGCGCGTGCTCGCGTTCTCCGGGACGATCAAGCAGGACACGGCGGCCCTTCTGAGGACCAAGCTCGACGACGTGCTCAAGACGATGAACGGGACGGAGAAGCAGTTCTACCTGTACGACACGACGCGCTACATCGTCTGCACGAAGACCGAATTCCGCTCGCGCTTCCGTCCGGGTCCGGCAATGACGGTACTCGACTACGACTGCGAGCTGTTCGCCTCGGACCCGTTCTGGATCGCGGCGACCGGGACGACAGACACGCAGACGGCCTCGAATTGGCCGACGAGCGCGCTCTCTTGGACCCACACGAATTCGGGCAGCGCGCTCGTCTTCCCGACCTACACGGTTACGGCAAACGTCGCCGGGGCGGTGGCCGGTCCGATCACGCTCACGAACTCGACGACGGGCAAATCGTGGACGTTTTCGGCGACCATCGCGAGCGGAAAGTCCATGGTCTTCAACACGGCGAACTTCACGGTCACGAACGACGGCGCGGACGCGATCAATTCGATGACCGGAGTTCCGGTCTGGCTCACGAGCGGATCCAACAGCTTGAGTTTCAGCGGCGGCAACGCCACCTTCAAGATCGCGTACAACGCGCGCTACTACGGACCCTGAACCATGGCTCTGCCGATCATCCTCGAAGGCTCGGAAGGCACGAGCGGCGGGACCTCCCCCGCCGACGATGCCGGCGCGTACTTCGAGCTGGAGCTGTGGCAGGTAGCCGGCCTGGACTTCGGCGCGACTCTCACGCGCAAGAAGGTCTTCCGCGCGCAGCTCGCCGAGGCGCACTGGGACTACGACCGGATCGGAGGCGCCGGGAAGGGCGAATTCGTCGTCGAGGGCGGTGTCGCCGACATGGACGAGGCCGTGCAGACCCAGTGGGAGATACGGCTCCTGCGCGAGGGCGCGATCTGGTATCGCGCTCGCCTGACTGCCTACGAGCACTTCACCTGACCGGACGGCCTCCTGCGGACCAGGATGTGGTCCGAGGGGTACGGGACCAAGCTCGCCGAGATCCGAGTCAATCGGACCATCGCGGCCGGGCAGACCGTCAAGCAGACGGTCGAGACGATCTTCAACGGAGACATCCAGCCGAACAGCCGCATCCGCATGAACGCCTCGTCCATCGTCGGGGCGTACGCCCTCGTCGGGAGCCTCGTCTTCGACTGCACGGCCTGGGAGGCGCTTCGGACCCTCGCGCTCCTCCAGGGGAACAGCGAGTTCGGCGTGACCGAGGGCGGCCAGCTCTACTTCCACGCCGAGGGCACCGGAAACTCCGACCCGGCGCAGATCATCCTCGGGACGAATGCGCCCGACATGGGCGAGCAGGGCAGCTTCAAGCGGGCCTATAATCGTATCGTGGCTTACGGACGCGACTGGGCGACGGCGACGGCGAACAACGCCGCGGCGCAGTCCGTCTACGGCGTCAGGATCGCCTACGTTCACTTCCCCTGGGTTTCGGACGGCGCGACCGACCTGCAGCGCATCGCCGATAACGTTTGCACGACCGAGAAGGACGGCCAAGTACGGATGTATGGCACTAAGGACGGTCCGGCCGCCAGGCTGGAAGACGCGCGCACGGCGTCCGATGCGTCCTCCATCGCGGGGCAGAACAAGTTCACGTTCCGCGGCATCGACGGGGCGATCCAGCGCGAGCACTACGTAACGGTCGCGTACCACTACCAGCGCGGGTCGCCGGTCCGGTTTTTCGCCGAGGTTTGGGCCGGGTTCCCGCTTGAGGACCTGGAGCGCGAGTTGTACCGCTTGCGTCGGGATTACCATGCGCTGCTGCGCGCGACGGAAAGACTCGATGCGCTAGTGGATTCTGGCACGCAGGTCGGACCGCCGGGGCAGCCGGGAGAAGATGGGGAGATCGGACCGACGGGTCCGCCTGGAGCGCAAGGAGAGACAGGACCGACCGGAGCTACCGGCGCTACTGGGGCAACCGGGGCCACGGGTGCGACCGGCGAGGCTGGCCCCCCCGGCCCCGAAGGCGAGCCCGGAGAGATCGGACCGATGGGTCCGCCGGGGCCGCAAGGCGAGACGGGAGCTACCGGAGCTACCGGGGCTACCGGGGCTACCGGGGCTACCGGGGCTACCGGAGCCACGGGGGCCACCGGAGCGACGGGCGAAGTCGGCCCGCCTGGGCCGATGGGAGACGATGGCGAGATAGGTCCCATGGGCCCGCCCGGAGAACCGGGAGCCGCTGGAGCTACCGGAGCTACCGGCGCAACTGGAGCTACCGGAGCGACCGGGGCGACGGGCGCGGATGGTGCAACCGGACCTCCCGGATATGCCCAAGACGGCGAGGACGGCATGACGATTCCGGGTCCGGCGGGCGCGGACGGAGCGGCCGGGTCGCTCGACATCAACGGCTTGACCGCCGCCGATCCGGCGTTGACCGACGAGTCTCCGGTGTTCAAGGCCGCCCCGACATCGGCCAACCGCAAAGTGACGGTCCAGGAAATCGGCGGCTTCGTCGCGGTCGGGGTTTCCGAATTGAGACTGACCCTCACGAGCGGGACCGCCGTTACCACCTCCGACGTGACGGCCGCCGGGACGATCTACCTCGCGCCCTACTTCGGCAACCGCATCCGGATTTACGACGGCACCCGCTGGAACCTGTACCAGACCGCCCAGCTTTCGCTCTCGCTCACGCTCACGAGCGGGAAAAACTACGACGTGTTCGTGTACGACAACTCCGGTACGCTCACGCTGGAACTGTCGGCCGCATGGACGAACGACACGACCCGCGCCGACGCGCTTACGACGCAGGACGGAGTGTACGTCAAGAGCGGAGCGGTCACGCGCCTCTATCTCGGCACCATCCGCGCGAGTGCGACGAACGCGACGGAGGACAGTGCCGCGCGTCGATTCATCTGGAATATGTACAATCGCGTCGAACGGAGAATGCGCGCGGTCGATGCCACGGATTCCTGGACTTACAGTACCGCCGCGTGGAGAGCCGCAAATGCGAATACGACGGATGGGACGGGCAGAGTGTCCTTCGTGATAGGATTGGCCGAGACGGTCGTGGAAGCACTTCGTCTGTCTATCTGGACTCCACCAGGCGTGGCTCGCACCGGCTTTACCGGGATCGGGCTGGACACTACGACGGCAAACAGCGCCACGCTAAGCCAGAGCGCCAAGAGTCCGGACGACATATCGACTGGGAAGATGCCCATAGCCTCCGCGTATGCGGGCCATCCGGACATCGGATTCCACTTCCTGCAATCCGTGGAGAACGTGGCGGGAGTCGGGTCTCATACGTTCTACGGCGACGATGCCGGGGCGATTCAGAGCGGTCTCATGGCTAGGATGGTCGCATGATCTACGATCCGACGATTTTGCACGAAGACTTGATTGCCGCCGGTCTGCCCATCGTCGGCTGCGCCTCGAACGGTCGCATCGACTGGATGGGCGTGCCGACCGCGGCGGAACTGGACAAAGCCGAGGAAGTCAAGGCCGCGCACGATCCGGACCGACGGACGCGCGCCGAACGCGCCGCGCGAGACCGATTGCGCGCGCTGGCGACGAAACTGGAGGACGGAAGCGCGACTCCGGCCGACATTCGCGAGGCTCTGGCGCTGCTCATCCGTCGCAGCGCGCCGTAGCGCGACCTGGAATCGGACGTTTGACGCATACGGATCGCGACGCCATAATGGCTGCGTGACCGCTCGCTTGAGGAGGATACGCTCGTGCGCGGACAGATCAAACGCTTGGCCGGTCCGGCCTTTCTGGGCACTTCGGCGGCCGACGTGCTTGCCGAACCGGCCGCCGGCCACTACTACGTCATCTATCACATCCACGTCGTCAACGTCGGGGCCGCTTCGACGTATTCCCTGTTCCTGGGAGCGACCGGCGGCAGCGCGGCCGGGACGCAGATCGGCGGCGGAACGAGGTCGATCGGCGCGAACGCGCGCGACGACGTCTATTTTTCCGCCGGGCTCGTGCAGGAAAACACGAAGTTCCTGTCGGGCATCGCGGCCGACGCTTCGCGTCTGGTCATTACCGTGATGGGCACGCACCACGTTTCCAGCGCGTAAGGCGATCGGTCGTCGCGCCATGGCAATGCGATCCGATCCGGGCACGCGATCGGTCGGAGGCGCGCGAAGACGGACGGGATGAAAGCGTGGACGAGACGACGCAGGCGTTGGGCGCGCTGGCCGCGAGGCTCGACGGTCTCCAGCAGACCCTCTCGGGGCTGCTCTCCGACATCAAGGTCCAGATCGCGGCCACGGCCGAGATGAGGGCGAAGCTGGAGGAAGTCGGGAAGGATCTGAAGAGGCTGTTCGGCCGAGTCGAGAAGTTGGAAGAAGCCTCCGCGCCGAACGAGACGGAGATCCGGGACCGCGCGCGGCAGGAGATCGAGGAGGCGCAGCACGTCCGGGACGTAGACGCCAGGCTGGCGCGGCTTGAGCAGGCTCGCGCGGCGGTCCGCGGGGGCGCTTGGGACTTCGCGAAGTGGCTCGGAGCCGCGGCGGGAGGCGGAGGCGTCATGAAGCTGCTGGACTGGATCTTCGGAGGACCGTGACGTGGGCGCGTTGAGGGCTCTGGTCGTCGAGGACGACGCGAAAGTAGCCGAGCTCGTCCGCTGCGTTCTCGCGGAGGCGGGGGTCGAGGTCTCCGTGGCTGCGACGGTCGCGGAGGCCGAGTCGCTCATGGCCGAGGCGATGCCGGACGTCCTGTTTACCGATCTGTCCTTGCCGGACGGAAGGGGCGAAGACATGCTCCGCCTCATGGAGATTCGGGGGGATCGAGTCCCGACGGTCGTCGTCAGCGGGGACCTGCCGGGAGCCGGAAATCTGCCTCGGTGGGCCGTGGCGGTCGCGAAGCCTCTGGAAATCGCGCGTCTGCCCGGGATCCTCCGCGACGCCGTACGCGGGCTCGGACCGGCTTGCTCGGGCCGCGGCGGGATCTCCGGCCTCTGCGACCGCGTCGAGGCCATGACGCGCGCGGTGGAGGAGACGAGGCGCGAGATACGCCACGCCGGGTGGGCGCGATGACCCGGGACGAATGGGATGCGATGCGGATCGTCGGCATCGCGCTGCTCGTCGCGGCGGCCGTCTTCGTCGCCCTTATGGCCATCCCATGGAAGCAGTGAAGATTCGGCTTGACAGGGCACGTCGGGGCGTGTAACCTTCGCATCCGTCAGCCGCGAGACGAGATTCGCGGTCCCTCCGGCCTTCAAGGCCGGGGGCCGTTGCGCGAGGGCAGGGAGTGGAAATCAGGAAGCATTCGCGGCTTGTTGCCGCGAACCCCACAGACACTCTCCTTTCCGATGCGGGGGAGCGGACCGGGAACCTCCTCGGTCCGCTCCGTCCTTTCCTGCTCGCTGCCGGGCTCCTGTGCGGAGCGTGTCTGCTAAGCTGCCAATCGCCCGAGGCCGTTCGCCACGGCGACCGGCTCGCCGCCCGATCCGAGGAAGCCTACGCGCGCGGAGTCGAGTCGCTCGTGCGCGCGACCGCCGAATCGCTGCGCAAGGCGCGCCGGCAGCATGCGCTCGACCTCTTCGACCTCGCCTGGGGCGAAAAGGTCGGGGCCGACGGGAAGATCGCCAGCGAGGACGCGAAGCGGCTCTCGGCCGACCTGGAGGCCAGGTACGGCGAGGCCGACGACGACTACGCGCGCGTCATGACGGCGCTCGCGAAGGCCCGCCTGAATCTGCAGGATGCCCGCGACCTCCGCGCCGCCTTGACCGACTACCTCGGCGCGGCCGGGGTCCAGAAGTCGACGGTGGACGCCGTGCTTGAGGAGGTCGGTAGGCGGGTCGGATCGGCCGATATCTTCCGCGCGCCGGAGGTTTCCGGGGCCTCGACGGGCGGCGGGGGGGAATAGGGAGAAACCGCGATGTCGGAACAGGATCGTCCGACCGAGGGAGCATCTGCTGCCGACAAGCTCCACAACCTGCGCTGGAAGAACGTGGACGTGTCCGGAGTCCCGGACCGGCAAGCCGGCGACGAGGAGAAGGCGGCGGCGATCCAGGGGATCAAGGACGCGAAGACCGCGAAGGAGCTCGTCGCGCGCGCGATCGACCTCGCCGTGGGGCTCGGGGCGAAATTCCTCGCGGGTTGACTAGTTCGATGTTTCGGAGACTCGATCATGGCGCTGCTCAAGAGCCGCAAGTTCGTCGCGGCCGTGATCGGGGTCCTCGTCGTCGTCGCGGTTCATCTCGGGATCGACGAGGCGAAGGCGAAGCAGATCGCCGACTGGGCGGGGGCGCTGCTGCTCGCCTACATCGGCGGCACGGCGCTGGAGGACGCGGGCGCGAAGCGCGCGAACGGAAATGGAGTCGGACATCCTCCGAAGTAGGTTCGGATCTCGGGCATTGGGGCAAGGGGGACGGATGTGGAAACGGAGCGCGCGGCTCCCGTCTTGAGCTACGTCACCGGGACGGTCGATCGCCCCGAGGGCCTCGCTCGCCTGATCGCCTCCCTCGCCAAGCACACCCCTTTTCCCTGGGAGGCGCGCGTCGGCGACGCGTCCGAATCCGGCTACGCCAGAAACCATGAGTTTCCGCTCGGACGCGTAATCGTCGACCGCCAGCAGCCGCGGCCGACGATGGTCCAGACCTACGATCGCCTCTTCCGCGCCTGCGCCGGGGCCTGGGTGCTCTGGCTCAACGACGACGCGGAGGTCATGCCCGGCGCTCCTGCAGCGGCACTGCGCTTCATGGAGGCCAACCCGGAAGTCGGATGCGGTGCGCTCTACTACCAGGAGGGGCTGGGCAGCGTCTGGCGCGTCAACGAGTACAAGGGGATGGTCTACGCGAACTTCGGCATCCTCCCCCGCGAATTCGGCGACCGAATCGGATGGTTCGGGACGGAGCTCGCGAGCTACGGCTGCGACAACCGGATCTCGTTCGAGACGCTCTTGGCCGGGAAAGGCGTCGTCGGGATTCCGGACGCGCGCGTCGTCCACCACGTCGATGCCAACCCGCGCAAGGAGCGGCAGAGCCGGGAGTACCGGCCGCATGCCTCGGCGTGGCTGGAGAGCGCCTACGGTCGGAAGCTGACGGCCATGCGCGCCGTCCACGACCGCTTCGCGCGACTGAACCCGTGCGGCAACGTCTTGGAACGGTGACATGGACGACACGCAAGAGCCGGAAGATCGCGAGCGCCCTCGGGTCGCGAAGACGGTGTTCGACTACCTCGCGGACGAGGTGAAGATCGGAGCCGGCCCTTCGGCCACGGTCCAGACCGTCCGGGATCGCCTCGCCGAGCTGGTCCTGCGAAACCAGGGCGTCGACCCCAGGGTGTGGCCCGGGGTCGGTATCGAGACCCGCCCGGACTCGCCGACCGGATTCGTCGGCCTGACCCCGAACGAGTCGATGGAGCTCCAGAGGATGTTGGGGACCATCGACGGGTTGACCGCTGCGGCCGGGGAAGTGGAGGCCGAGATCGAGGCCGCGATGAGGATCATCGGAGCCGCGATGGACGAGATCCGGGTGAAGATGAAGGAGACGGCGACGCGGGCAATCCTGACCGCGTCCAGGGGGATCTTGGGACCTGATGGGAAGCTGCGCGCGCGGGGGAGAGAGTAACGATGTCTCGCCGCCACCGATCTTTCCCGCGTCCAGGTCGCGCGCTCGCCAAGAAGATGGACCGCGACGATCGCGGACTCTGTCGCGCGTGCGGGAAAGATCCATGTCAGTGCAAGTCCGCGGCTTGGTGGAGATCGGACGCGAACAAGACGGGGAAGAGAAAACGACCGAGGAGCAAGCCGTGAGCGTTCGGCTTCACGTGGGGAGCGGGACCGTCTACCTGGATCCCGCCGACGGCTGGCGGAACGTCATGCCGTCGGGGTACGGCGTCTTCCTCGCCTCCGAACGCCCGGACCTCGTGGAGAAGTGGCGGACGACGGATGACGCCTATTACGCCCGCCACGATCGCACCGCGGACAGCCTGCGCGACGGTCCGGTCACGACCGAGGAGCTATGCGACGTCTACGGATCGTTCGAGCGCCTCCCGTGCGGGCTCGAACAGGCGGACGAGATCCTCGCGCGCCAGGTCTTCGAGCACCTGTCGATCAAGGAGGCGCGCCTTGCCTTGGACGAGTGCGACCGCGTGCTCAAACCGGACGGAGTGCTGAGGCTGGACGTGCCCGACCACGAGGAGACGCTGCGGCGCTACCGGCTCACGGGAGATCCGTTCTTCGTCCGCCACGTCCTGGGCTCGAAGCGGAACGAGGCCGCGTACCACGTCATGGCCTACACGCGCGAGGCGCTGCGCGCCCTGGTCGAAGAGCACGGATTCGACTTCGAGGCGGAGGAGCCGAGCCCGAACGTCGCGCCCTCGTTCTGCCTGCGGTTCCGAAAACCGGGACCGAGGGCGGCATGGCAATACGTCCCGCAAGATCTTCTCGTCGTCCCCGACGAGGCGTTCGTGGTCGAGTTCGGCCCGGGCACGCGGCCGTGGCCGAGATCCGACGTGCTGATAGACCGCGATCGGGCTTTCCTGGATTCCGCCACGGAAGTCAACTTAGTCGGGCGTCGGATCGAAAAGGTCGCGGCCGACCTCGATCTCGCGCTCAAAGGAGGCGACCGGCTACCGTGGGCGACCGGTCGATTCGACTTCCTCTTCGCGTCGCACGTCCTGGAGCACGTCAGGAATCCGGGAACGGTTGCGCAAGAGTTCGCGCGGATTGCCAAGCGCGGCCTGATCGTCGTGCCGTCGATCCTCAAGGAGGGACTGACGGCGTTCGAGGAGGGAAGTCACATGTGGTGGAGCTTGCCGCCGAGGGAGGGATCGAAAGCCCTGCGGATGATCCGCGCGAACTACGAGTGGCGGTCCAAGATCGCCGACCCGGATGCGAGCGGGTGCCTATCGCGGATCTTTCGCACCGGCCCATTCCGGCTCGACCACGATGCGCGCGTGCTGCGAAAATGGTGGAGGCGGGTCGAGCCCGCGCTCGACGTGGTGCACGCATGGCAGGGGACGCTGGAGGTCGAGTGCCTGTGACCGACGTTCGCATGATCGAGGTCGCGCACCCGTATCGCGGTCCGAACGGCGCGCTCGACGTGATCGGGCAGGATGGACTCCCGTTCCCGGTCGCGCGAGCGTTCCGGATCGCCGGGGTCCCGCCTGGAGC